CGATCTCGACGCATGGACCACATCGGGGAAGGTCAACAAGTGGTCGAATAGGCATCCCGTCGTGTTCGCCAAGAAGGAGCAGTTGACAGCAGCCGACTTCCTCAATGCCAACTACGGCATAGACCTTATACCATCATGGTCGAGGGCTGATTATATGTTCAACTTCCTCTTTGCATCGCAGGCAGACAGGCAGGCCCATACGAACTGGTGGCCGGACTGCGATGTGCAGAAGGGAAGTCTGAGTCTGGAGTATTGGGTATGGAGACCACCTACCGGAACCATTGAGTCACCATATCGACAGACAGACTTCGACGGATACTACCACGAGGCCGAGGAACCCATCAAGCCTATCAGCGGTAACACCATAGCCATCAGTCCAATGGGTATCATGAGAATCATCTTCCCGAGAGGGGCGCAGACCGTAAGGACGCTGAAGCTCGACGACCTGACATGGCCCGGATCGTCAAGCGTGTCTATCGGCAACATGTACTTCGGTATCGTCGCCAAGCGCACCAGCGGTACAGGAGCGAACCCATCCGTTTGCGCCCTCATGAAGAACGGCGACAACTACGTCACTATGGCAGAGGTCTTAGGTGGCAGCTATATCGTTAATGTTCAGCTGTCGGCCTCCGACACGGACTTCGAGGGAACATGGAAGATATTTCCTGTCATCTTCCAGACACCTTTCGCACAGTCTGCCACACCACCATCAGGGTCGCAGAGGTGCTTATGCCCGCTGACTGACCACACGAAGGCCATCACCGTGAGCATCGAATATGCGCAGGTGGTCATCATCGGCGCATACGGATGGCGGAACATGACAGACGGTAAGAGTATTTATGTTGACGTGACAGTAAGTAATCCTACAACAACGTCGTGGCGATGGCAGCTGACAGTACAGCTCTACAACTCCAACGGTCAGGCGGTGGCAGGATACCGTGCGTTTGGCAACGCAGCAGACCCGTGTCCGGCAGGTGGAACAGACTCGGAGAGAGTCACGTTCAACACTTCCGGGTCGTATCAGTTCAATCAGTTCCAGAACGGCTACTTCACGGCGGTGGTAGAGATACAAGACTCTGTGGGCGCAGTATTCAAACGCTCATCATCATGGAGTATGACTCATCTCACCGATGGACTGCCACAGGATATCTAATGATTTTTGTCTAACTTAAAAATATTGAATATGGCATTTGTTATTACCGCACTCGACAACACATTCCGCAATGTGAATGAGGACACCATCGCAGAAGGTCACTTCTCGAAGGCACTGATTGATGGGGTAGAGAAATTAATCAAGGTTGATTTCGATACCTATGTAAATGATAACGGAGAGCTCGGTGCTTACGTCGGAAAGACGACAGGGCATCCGCTACAAGACCAGACGGCCATGCGCTACAATCTCCCGGAAGGTACACGTCGGCAGCACAACCTCATCTGGGACGTGATCGACGAGATTGAGCCGTATTATTTTACGGCAGCGCAAACGTAACTAACGGTAGGGGTGGCGACACCCTTACCTATTGTGGAACTATAAAAAGAATAAGTCATGAAGAAGAGAATCAAGACAGGCGAGATCAGCGCACTCTACACGACGCTGTGTGCCGCGAAGTACGGAGAGCTGAGCACCGACGAAATCGTCAAGGTGTTCAATATCATGGAGCAGCTGAAGCCTGTGGCCGTTGGGTTTGCCGAGGCAGGCGAGCAGGCCGCTAAGATGCTGAAGGACAAGTTCCCCGGCTACGACGAGGACTTACAACGCGCCCTGGAGTATCAGGAGTCATCACAGGGAGGCAGCACTGAAGGGCTGTCCATGGGAGCCGCCGAGTACAAGGAATGGATGAGAACGACCTACCAGCCATATCAGAATATGGTCGTCGAGTCGATGAAGGAGCGCAACGACAAGATGGCAGAGCTCACCATCGACACCATAGACATCCAGACGGTCGTCACGCTTGCTAAGTCCAACGGCTGGAACGGTGCACAGATGATGCTCATGCGGCAGATATGCTGTAAGTAACGGCTGGCGCAGATTGCTGCGCCGGCCTCTTTTGTTTGCAGGAAAGAAGGAAAGAGCCGAAACCCAGACGGCATCCTGGGACATATTAAAAACTAACAAAAAAAATCAATCGAGTATGGAGCTAACATTAGACGCAATTCTGCCAGCCATGCTATCCCTGTTAGGAGGTGGAAGTATCGGCATCGTCCTTACCTGGCGATGGCAGAAAGTAAAGGCACAGGCAGACGCGCAGAAGGCGCAGGCAGAGGCCAAGCAGCAGGAGGCAGAGGCCAAGGCCGCCGAGGTCGAAATCGCTCAAAAGGTTCAGGAAACCTACGAGCACATGATTCAGTCGAAACAGGAGGAGGTGGAAGACAAGATGCGCATCATCCAGGAGCTGCGCATGGAGCGCGACCACTTCCGGCAGGATCGTAATGAACTCCGAGAGCGGCAGGACAAGACCGACGCGACAGTCAGGAACCTACAGCGCGAAGTGGCACGGTATGGCCGCATGGTGGAGAGCATGCGCCCTTTCGTCTGTGGCGACCGTTCCTGCAAGCTCCGCCAATCCGTAATCATCTCCAGCGACGGGGCTGTTGAAGCAAGTAAAAGCAAAACGATAAAAAAAGGAGGTACCCCATGTTAGTTTACAAGAAAGGCTCGCGAGGCGAGATAGTGAAGGAGATACAGAGAGCGTTGAACCTGTACCCGGACGGCATCTACGGACTGCTGACCGAGGAGAGAGTGAAGGAATGGCAGAAGGAGCATGGCCTGAAGGCTGACGGCATCGTCGGTCCTGCTACCATGGCCAGGCTGCTGCCAAAGGCGGTACATACGGCCATCACACCGTCGAAGCCATACGGCTATGGAGCGTACTACGACCTGAAGAAGAGCCGTCGGCGCATCGACGAGATCATCATCCACTGCACAGCCACGCCAGAGGGCAAGGACTACACCGTGGCTGACATCCGACGGTGGCACAAGCAGCAGGGGTGGAGTGATATCGGCTATCACTACGTCATCTACCGCAACGGGCACATCGAAGAGGGCCGTAACATCGACATTATCGGTGCACATTGCCAGGGTCACAACTCACACAGTATCGGCATCTGCTATGTCGGTGGCTGTGATGCCAGTGGGAAGAAAGCCAAGGACACCAGGACACTGGTTCAGAAGGCATCGTTGCTTGGCATCCTCACCGACCTGCGGAAGATGTACCCGAAGGCGAAGATCGTAGGGCACCATGACTATGAGCCGCGCAAGGACTGTCCGAGTTTCGACGCGAAGAAGGAATATAGCCATCTGTGAAGATGATTTGTCTCAATATGGTTGATAAACTTTGTATTTATAAGTAATTTTAGGTTTTTGATTATTGTCAAGGGCACAGCGGTGCCCTTTTTTTTGTGCAGTAAACCCCGTCCGCTGAAACGCCGGATAGGTAATGAGCAACGCTATAGAGATAACAGGACTGGAAGAGCGCATCAGGCAGTTCGGAAAGCTGGCGACGACGAACCCCATGATGCAGCGGCGCATCAACGAGGCCGTCAAGACCGTGCTGATACAGGTACGGTCAGCACTGCAACGTGAGGCACGTAGCGGACTCGGCATCAAGAATGACCCGCGCAACGCATACAAGGCGGTGAGGATGGCCGTTTACCGTCGTATCTTCGGCGGTCAGGTGAATATCCTTCAGTCACGCAGGGCCGGAGCCATGCGACTCTTTGAGCCGCCACGCAAGGGCACCAGCGACCCGAAGGGCAGGGGCGGCAACCGTGTGACCAGACAGGGCAGGACAACGGACCTCATGAGCTACACCGGCAAGGACCGCGGCTTCATACTCCGCTTCCTGAACGCCGGAACCACCGACCGAGCCATCCACTCGATGGGAGGCCATGACCTCGTGAACGCACCGAAGGGCGGCAACCGTGGACGTATAGCAGCGCGTGACTGGTTCGGCCAACGCTCTCACCAGGAGATGGAGCGGGCGGCACAGCAACTTGACAAGCTGATCGACGACATCATACAAGGCATAATATTCTAAGACAATGGCAGACGTAATTACCAGATTCAAGCTCGAGACCACGCAGTACGACAGCAAGCTGCGGGACGAGTCCAACCGGCTGGCGGAGTTCACCCGGATGACCTCCCTCGCAGGCAAGGAGTTCGACCGGTTCACCGCCAGTCAGGTGGAAGCTGTCCGTGAGCTTGGGAAGATAGCACCGGCGGCGAGCAACGCGAAGGAACAGGTGAAGGAACTCGTAACGGCTTACAACACACTCGCCAAGACATACAACGTACTCACCAAGGAGCAGCAGGAGAGCGACTATGGTAAGGCGATGGCCGAGTCGCTGAAGAACCTTCAAGACCGTATCGCAGAGACCAAGGAGAGCATGAACAGCACGGGAGGTGTACTCGATAAGCTGAAGGAGAGGTTCACCGTGAACATCGACGCGCTGAAACTATTCAATATCGGGCTCAAAGCCGCCAAGGGTGCCCTCGACGTAGCGAAGGATGCCATCTTCAGCAACGAGGAGAACCTTGACGAATGGGGGCGGATAGTACAGTCATCAGAGAGCCTGTATCACGGATTCCTGAACGCGCTCAATAACGGTGACATCAGCGGCTACCTGAAGAACATAGAGAGCATCACCCGGGCAGCGCGTAACGCATACGATGCACTTGACACTCTCGGCACTTTCAACGCCTTCAATCAGGTGAATGTTGAGAGGACAAGGACCGGTATGACAGAGAGCATCGTGGATTATCGTGAAGGTAATGCCACCAAGGAGATGGTGCGTGCCGCCGGAGATGCCTACAAGAAACAACTGAAGGAACGGCAGAAGCTGGAGCAGGAGGCATATATCGCGGAGATCAAGCGACTTGCTGCCGAGCGTAACGTTAATGCCAATGACCTTATTACAGCTTTCCGTGGCACATACGGTAGTTATCAGGCCCTGAAGAACATGCCGATGTCAGGGACCAGAACCATATTCTACGGTGGCGGGATGTTCGGTGGTGGTGGATCATACGAGAAGGCTGTACCTAATAGCCCGCAAGAGCGCATAGGCGAAGCCCTAAGAAAACTCAACGACTCAGAACTGAAGAATATACAGGCCCTCGGTGCGCAGGCAGAACGCACAGCCAACGAGATAGCGCAGGTTGACAGACAGCTTGTAAGGGTGCTCAATGGTAGGCAGGGCGGCGGTGGTTCCATAACATCATCCGTATCATCACCTCGTTCTATATCACAGAACAAGGAACAGACGGAGATGCAGTCCAACCAGACGAAAATCAATGCTCTGACACAGGAGTACGTCAAGCTGGCCGATGATGCCACTCAGGAGACGCAGAACAGGCTTGCGGCCATCCGCGAGGAAATCAGCCTTCTGGAGACCCGTAACAGCAAGTTGAAATTATACGAGGAGCAGGCGCAGGGTAAGTACCAGGGCGGCACCGTACAGACGACAGGGCTCGGTGATACGACTCATCTGAGCGGTACAGACTATATGAGCGTTGGCAGCGGGCTGTCCAACCTTCCGTCACAGCAGCAACAGCCGGCCATGAAGACACCGAAGGAGATGGCCAATGACTTGTCGCAGGCGACACAGACGCTCAGCTCTATCTCCAGCGGCATCAACAACATCTTCAGCGGCCTCGAGTCCATCGGTGTGGAGGTTCCCGACGAGTTGAAGGGAATCATGAACGGCATCACCGGAATGATGACCATACTGACAGGCATCAGCTCACTGGTGATGACCATCACCGCCATCCAGACCGTGAAATCAATCCCTGTTGTCGGTCAGTTTGCGGCCAACGGAGGCATCGTTCATGCGGCTGGCGGTTGGGTAGGCGGCAGCAGCTACAGCGGCGACAACGTGCCGGCCCTGCTTAACAGCGGCGAGGTTGTGCTTAACAAGGCGCAACAGGGCAATATAGCATCACAGCTCCAGGACGGCAGCAGACAGATGCAGATCGTCGGAGAGATTGAGGGTGAGAAGATAGTGCTTGTCGCCAACAGGAGCCTGAAGAGGTCTGGACGCGGAGAACTTGTCACATGGAAGAACTAAAAACAGAAGAGATATGAACGGCAACAACATCATCGTATATACCTACAGCGGCTCTGCATGGACACCCATTGCGGCAGTGAAGAGCGATGAGCTCCAGCATGAGTGCGACCTTATAGAAAAGGCCAGCGCGACGCAGCAGGACTCGAAGGAGTTCATTGCAGGCCGTAAGCAGTGGAGTCTGAACGTCAACTGGCTGATAACGACTGTCAGCGATCTGGAGAAGGTGCTGCTGGTCGGTACCAGGGTGAAGATACACGTCGGTGCCCGTGGCGGCTACTCCGGCGGATCGGGAGGGCTGACAGGCTTCGCCTATGTGAAGATGTGCAAGGTGACGGACACGAGAGGTAACCTCTCCGTCGGAAGTTTCGCCTTCGTCGGCGACGGTCCTCTGACGTAGGTAGACCTCAGACGTATTTTCGGACAAAATATAAAGACAAGAATGATATGAAATGGCTGACATTAGACAAGGTTAAGGAGCACTGCCGCATCGACGGAAGCAGTGAGAACGCCATACTGACATCGTATGCCGAGGCCGCAGAGACCGGCATCGAGATGCTGATGTCCCGCACCTATGAGGAGGCGGTTAAGAAATTCGGCGACGCAGCGACGAAAAATCTGACGATTGCCGCGCTGCTGCTGACTGAGCACATGTACACCCATCGCAGTCCTGCCGAGGGAATCACGCTGTCTGTCATCCCCTACGGCATCGACTTCTGGATCAAACCATTCATGAAGCTGACTGATTATGAGCACGGGGTTTGAGGCAGGCATGAGGAACCATCGTATCACGGTGCTGAACAAGGTGCCGACATACGGTAAGGCTTTCGGGGAGAAGGTCGGCTATTGCCGTGCCGGGTCTTTGTGGTCAAGCTACAAGTTCAACAAGGGCACCAAGGCACTCAGGGAGGGAACGCTGGATGCCTATGACTATGTGCTGTTCCAGATGAACTACAGCACGGACATCACGATCACCCGTGAGAGTCTGATCGAGTACCACGGAAGGATATACCAGATCACGTCACTCAACGCAGACGAGCAGGAGAACAAGGTGATCGTTATCGCCACTGAGATGACCACGCAGGTGAACATCGTCGAGAGCAACTCCGACATCACAGGCGGTGATACGCAGACACACGAGATAGCGAAATAGAAAGGAAGAGACATGAGACAGAAGACAGTTGCAATCATCCACTACAACACTCCGGAACTGACGGAGGCGGCGATCATGAGCCTCAGGAAGCATGGTGGCCGCAGTTATAACGTCGTGGTGTTCGACAATTCAGACCAGCGTCCTTTCGAGGACATCGATCCGATGGACTGCGCTGACGACGACTTGAAGGGCGTGACGGTCATCGACAACACCAAGGGACAGATCATCGACTTCGACAAGGAGCTGGAGAAGTTCCCGGAGCGTGACCGTACCATCGGCTGCGCCAAGGGCTGTGAGTTCGGAAGCGCGAAGCACATGATGACCGTGCAGAAGCTGTGGGAGCTGCTGCCAGACGGCTTCGTGCTGATGGAGAGCGACGTGCTCATCAAGAAGAGCATCGACGAGTTCTTTCGTCCTGAGTACAGCGTGGTGGGCTACCACCAGAAGGCACAGCCGCACAACCCCTACGGCATCGGACGCATGCTGCCCATGCTGTGCTGGATGAACGTGCCGATGCTCAGGCGGGAGGGTGCCGTGTACTTCGACCCGTCACGGTCATACGGACTGATGCCAGGAGGACACGGCAACAGGAACAACTGGTACGACACAGGCGCGGCCTTACTGGAGGACATCATGCGGAAGCGTCCGAGGCTGAAGGGACTGCATATCGACATCCGCGACTACGTGGAGCACTACGGATCTGGCTCCTGGGCGAAGAACGACCAGAACCAGCAGATGGAGTGGCTGAAGACGCACATGGACCTGTGGGACACCACGGAGCCGACGGTGGCCGTCTGTGCCATCGGCAGAGGTGAGAACCTCTACGCGAGGGAGTGGGTGGAGCACTACAAGGCGATGGGCGTGACACGCATCTACATCTACGACAACAACAGAGAGGGAGAGGAGCGGTTCAGTGACGTGCTCCAGGACTATATAGACAGTGGCTTCGTCGTCACCATCCCATTTGTCGGCTTGCAGCGCGAGGCTTACGAGCGTTTCTACAACGAGAATGCAAGGGAGTACGACTGGGTGGGCTTCCTCGACTTCGACGAGTTCGTGGAGATAGACGACGGAGTGACCATCCCGGCATACCTGACGGACATGCCAGGCGATGCCGTTGTGCTCAACTGGGAGATCATGACCGACAACGGCCTGACACACTACGACCCGCGTCCTGTAAGGGAGCGGTTCACGGAGGGCACAAGCAAGGACTTCGGCATCAACAGGCACACGAAGTTCTTCATCCATACAGACATCAAGGGCATCGCCATCCAGGACCCGCACTGTCCAACGAAGCCGGAGATGGTCGTCGTGGATGCCATGGGATTCCGTGTACCGCAGCAGCCCATCCAGGAGAGTGTCATACATCACCCGGCGAGGGTCGTCCACTACGACACGAAGACCGCCGACGAGTACATCAACGTGAAGTGGAAGCGCGGATCATGCTGCGGTGAAGAGTACACCAAGGCCAAGCGCAGGACATGTGTTGACTACTTCTTCGGCATCAACCAGCGCACGGCGGAGAAGGAGAGGATACTGTCCGGCAAAGACAAGGGGACAGCCCTGTGGGGGCAGACCTTCGACGGCACCGCCAGTATAGGTAAACCCAAGACCAAGAAAACCAAGAAAAGTAAAAAGTAATTGATATGGATAGGTTTTTTGCTAATTTCTTCCGCAAACGAGAGGCGGCACAGCCAAGTGGCGTGCCAGGTGTTCCATCTTCGACGATGGAGCAAGCCCCGAAGGTGGAGGGTGCCGACTATATGGAGCGCATCGCCTACACGCGGTCGCCGCAGCAGGCTTTGCTCGTGGCGGTGGTATATCAGGCCGTGCGCCTGCGCTCGGATGTCATGTCGGTGATGCCGGTGCAGTATCAGAAGAAAGACTTCGAGGGCGGCAACTTCGTACAAGATATGCGCGGACTGGGCAAACGCATCAACTACCTGTTGCAGGAAGAGCCGAACCCCATCATGACCGCCGCCGACATGTGGCGACTGGTGGAGATAAACCGCCTGCTCTACGGCAACGCCTTCATCTACATCGAGCGCGACGAGTTCGGGTTCCCTGAGCACCTGTGGCTCGTGAAGGAATGCGGGTATAACATTAACACCGCCGCCTACGCCAGCATCGTGTATCTCACCGATCATGGCTACGTGACGGAAACCAACGTGCCAGCTTCCGAGGTGATGCACTTCCCGAATACCTTCCGCTATCCCAACGGCTGGGGTATCCCGACGCTTCAGTACGCCAACGAGACGCTGGCACTGAACCGCACCATCAAGCAGCAGTCGTTAGAGACAGCGGCCAAGGGCGGTCGCATCAAGGGTATCATCTCGGAGAAGCAACCGACGCAGGGACAAGGCACACTCGCCTTCGGACTGTTGAACCAGGGCGAGGTCCAGAAGACTGCACAGGACATGCAGCGGATGTTCTATACAGGTCAGGACATCGTTTCTATGCACGGCCTTGAACAATTCCAGAACCTGTCGATGACCAGTCAGGACATGCAGATGTTTGAGCAGCTGGGCGGCACGAACGACGACGCGGCAAGATTCTTCGGTACACCGCGCCCGTTGGTCATGCTTGACACCAACAGCCATTATAACGACTACCAGAACGCCACTATGGAGTTCCACAGCCGTACTATCCTGCCACAGAAAAACGGCAACGAGAAGGAGATTGCCCGCAAGCTCATCGGCTTCAAGGACTACGGCACGCGCCGCATCCACATCTGCGAAGACCCGCTGATGGTCATGGACCCCGAACGCCGTGCGAAAGTGGCTTTGTTAAAACAGCAGGCAGGGATCAGCACCGTGAACGAATCACGCCGCGACTTCGACATGCCAGCCGTGGAAGATGGCGACGTGCCAATGGCCAGTGCCAACCTCATGACGCTGAAGGCACTCATCGCCAAGAGCGACGCAAGCGCCCAGCTGAAGCCCGGCAACTACACCGTGAATGATCCAAACAAGAATAACCAAAATCAAGAGCAATGACACCAAACCAGACCAAAGCAAAAATCGACGACCTGGAGCGTGAGATTCAGCAACAGAGAAAACAGCGTGAGAGGCATATTCGACGCGCAGTAAACCCATCGAGAGTATGACAGACGAACAGAAACAAAACATGATTGACAAGGTAATACGAGACTTCGACTTTGAGAAAGTTCGCGCATTGATGCTTGTCATGGATTGGACTTGGGCAGGTCACGAAGTACCGTCTGAGCAGAAACTTTGGGAGAAAGCCCGCAAGTTATGCGAAAAGGTTATGGATCATGATGACCGCGAAAGTTGGTGGGCTACTACTGGCGGACTGCTCGCATACTTCGACCAAAAGAACGGATTGTCTTTGGCATTCGTGCCAGAAAGGTCAAGAGCAAGAATCAAGTAATCCGACGAGTAAACCCCGGACGATAAATAGCCCGATATGTAGATAACATTTCTAATGTAAAACGAAAATATGAAACAGACAAGATTCATCCCCATCGAGGAGTGCAACCTGCAAGTGCGCGAGGATGCCAATGGGCAGCCCAGCCGCACCGTAGTAGGTCACCCCATCGTGTACGGTGTGCGGTCAGTCAACCTCACACCTTGGAGTGACACCCGTGTAGTCTTCGAGATACTGGAGCCGGGATGTATCACTCAGGATGTCATCAACCGCTCTGACGTGATCTACAACAACAATCACTCGACGAAGATTGGTGACATGATTGGACGCTGGCGCAGAGGCAAGGGCACGCTCAGCATCATGCCGAACGACCGCAACGTGGAAATCAGTTGCGAGTATCCCAACACCACCAACGCCAACGACACTCTGGAGCAAATTCGCCTTGGCAATGTCTACGGCATGTCATTCGCATTCCGCGACGACTGGGAAGACACTGAGAATGGTGTCAGCTACGAGCGCACCAACGAGACCATCGACGGCAAAGTAGTATGGATTCGTCACGTGAAGCGCATCGTGGAACTCTACGATGTGGCCAACGTCACCCACCCTGCCTATGAGCAAACCGACGTGGCGACACGTGAACAGTCGGAGGCTATCGATAAAGCTATCGAGGCACAGCTGAAGCGCGAGTGTGGCGATAAGAACGACAATCGCGAAGACGAACTCGACGACAAGGGCGAGACCGACGAGGAGCGAGAAGCCCGCGAAAAGGCAGAGCGCGAACAGGCAGAGCGTGATGCCAACGGAGGCGAGACCAATGCTGAGAAGGAAGATCGTGAGGCCCGCGAGTTGGAAGAGCAGGCACAGCGTTTCCGCGAGCAGCAGGCTATGCGTCTGCGTGCCCAGCACCGCCGCTGCGAAATCGACTTTGAATCACTTAATTATTAACCCTATAAAAACGTTTTTATCATGAGTAAAATGACAAAAGCAGACATCCAGAAGCGTCAGTTAGAAATCATGACCAAGATGGATGAGATGGACGAGAAGACCAACGCACGTGAGGCTAAAATGCGTGCCCTCACTTCTGAGGAGCAGAAGGGTACTATCACCGACGAGCAGAAGCGTGAGTTGGAGGCTCTGAAGGCTGAGCAGCGCAGCCAGGACATCGAGTACGATGCACTGGTTCGTGAGAGTGCAGGCCTGTCAGCCCGTGCCAAGGCTATGGCCACCGGCAAGGATCTGGAGCAGATTCGTGAGCGTGAGGACTACGGTGCCAAGATTCGTGAGATGATTCAGGACTGCTACACCAACCGTCGCGCAGCCAACGCCACCACCATCCTGGCTAACGCCATCACCACCGGCGACGACCAGAACGTAACGGCCAACTTGGAGGCTGGCGGTCTGATTCCCGTGGAGATCAAGCCCATCATCGACACCAAGGTTCCAGGCATCGAACTGCCCGAAGACCTCGTGATGGTGACTGGTGTGACCGGCACTCAGGTTATCCCTTACTCTATCAACGACGTGAAGTTCACCGTTGAGGGCGAGGTGACCAAGGTTGAGGAGCAGTCACTCGACTTCGCTAACATCACCACCTCTCCGAAGCGTGTTGCCGCCAGCGTGCCCGTCAGCCGTCGTGCTGTATCTCAGGCCGCTTTCGACATCATCGCCTTCCTCACCTTTAAGTTCCAGAAGGGCTGGGCAATGTTCCGCGCCCTCCACATCTACGCTCACGGTGAGTACACCAAGTTGCAGAGCCCATTCGCTCAGGTGACTGTCGTAGAGCTGACTCTCGACGATAACATCGGTAAGAACCTTGCCAAGGAGATTGCCAAGATGTACGACAAGGGCTTCGAGGGTGATCCCGAGATCATCATGGACAAGACCACCGAGGTTGAGCTGAAGTTCAAGAAGCTCATCCCGGGTACCACCGACAGCAACCGCACCGTCGTGCAGGATGGCCTGTGCGTAGGCTACCGCTACCACGTGAGTCCCTACATCGACTATGCTATCGCCAGCAACGGTGTTGCCACCAAGGACGCCACCTACCGCTACATCGGTATCGGTCACTTCGGCTACCTGAACGAGCAGGTGTATGCTGACGGCATCGAGTTCAACGTGGACGGCACATCTCAGACCAACTTCGACCGCAACGTCATTGGATTGGGCATGTCGCTTGACTACTCACTCGTTGAGCTCTCCAGCAAGGTCAACGGAAACACCTCCGGCAAACCACAGGCCTTCACGCTCATCAAGCTCATCGAGACCGTTTCATCTAACGAGATCGGAGGCTAAACTCTCTCTTCCTTCTGGGCGATAGTTCCAGGCCAGCGGGTGGCGGCGATGCAATGGCAACAGCCTGATCCGCCCGCTGGCTGCCCGGAAGAACTAAGGAAATAACAATAATAACACAGCGAGCACACATGATGAAGGAACTCGACGAGATACTGTACGACGCGCTGACGGCAGACACCGGCCTGATGGATTCGATAGAGGGCCGCATAGAGTCCACATGCTTCGAGGTGAGCCCCGAGGAACAGGACAACACGAAGCTGCCGTATCTCATCGTGATGGACGACGAGCTACAGAATACCGATGCCACGAAGGACACATGCTGGGAATCCGAGGAGGACCGCGTGCAGGCTTCCGTTGGGATCGCCGGACGGTCACCACGGGAGGTGAAGCAGTTGCGCCGACATGTACGCAAGGCCATCGCCAGGCATATCAGACAGATGGCCGAGGACGGTGAGGAGGTGCCGGAGCTACAGACGTTGCAGTGCAATGACATTAGCTGGGACTGGATAAAACCGTGCTACCATACGACCCTCAGCTACGTGTGCTTCGTTAAAAACCACTTGGAAGACGATGAGCAAGACAACGACGAATAGAGACAAGCAGCCCAAGGAGGCGGCTTTCGTTCAGGAACTGAAGGAGAAGGGCAGCGTCACGCTGACAGCCAGCACACGGGAGGAGCTCGCCGGCATGGTCGATGAGATTCCCGCATCCGTGAAGTATTCCGCAGGAGCCGTAGGGCGATCCAAGGAGAACGGGCTTTTCTCGCTCCGAATCGATTTGAACAACTAAAAATATCACAACTATGGCAACATTGAAAGGACAGAATTTCCGTATCACGATCTGGGACAGCACGGCAGAGAAGTACAAGTGCATAGGCATGGCTACCAACTGCACGGTCAACCTGATTGGTAACACGGAGGACTCATCCACCAAGGATGATGTCGGGCTCTCACCGAAGCCCGAGGTAACATCGAAGTCATGGAATGTGCAGGTCGAGTCGCTCAGTGTCGCTGACACCGCTGCGATGCTCACCGCCATCAAGAGCATGACTCCGTTCACTCTCATGTGGGACGAGACTTCGACTTCTGACAACCAGACACGCTCGAAGGCAACCTTTGCCCGCAAGGGTACGGCGTACCTGAACGATGCCACGTTCACATTCAACGACCGCGCGAACTCCACGAAGTCCTTACAGTTCACCGGATCATCCGCACTGAGCCCCGTATCGGCTTCGGAGGCTTCCGAGGTCATCGCCCTCGGCACCTACACCAAGGGTCAGTTCGTTCGCCTCTTCCTGGGCTCCGACAATACGGCAGTGCCCGCAGCCGTGATAGCAGCCGCAAAAGAGCTGTCACTGCATGTGAGCATGACACTCGAGGATGCCACCACGAAGGACACGGACGGTGACTGGCAGATACAGGAGCCGACTGCACTCTCCTACGACATCACCACTACCGCGCTCATGCGCAGCAATGAGACGATCACCTCTCAGGTAGCCGGTAAGACGGTTGCAGACGTGGAGAGCATCTACGAGGCAAGCACACCTGTCAAGTGGCAGATCGCCAATGTGAGCGGCAGCAACCAGCGCACCAAGGGATCGGTCATCGTGAGCGGCTCAGCGATCATTACATCGCTTATTCTCAACGGCCCCAACAGACAGACGGCCACCTATCAGGCGACCCTGAACGGCTACGGGGACTACACAGTAGCAGCATAATCAACAAGGGTGCGCCTGGGCATATCCATGCACGGCGCACCATATTAAATACAGAAGGATATGGAAAAGAGAGACATCACCATCTGCGGCAAGACAGTGACCATTGCTTACTGCTTTGACACGGAGATTAAATTTCATAACAAAGCAAACACCTCCATCGAAGACTTCGACGGAAACAACCCGGAGCACATCCAACACCTTATCATGGCGGCCATCAAAGCCTACTATGAGTTCGCGGGCACGGATGCGCCTATCACAGAAAAGGAACTGCGGTTCAATAGCGAGCCGGAGGAGATCATCGACGCGCTGGCAGCCTTCTTTGACCTTCGCGCCCTGTGGTATAAGATGCCGAAGGATGAGCCGAAGGAGGTCGCGCAAGGCGAGGATGGCGGAAAAAACGCATAACCGCCCATGACCTCTACCAGAAGTTCGTGGGCGAGATAGGCATCCCGCGCAGGGAGTTCCTCTACGAAATATCATACTGGGAGGCACGGCGTATCATGCTGGGCTACAACAACCGCCACAGGGAGATGTGGAGTGCGGTGCGATGGCACGCCTTCCATGTGATAGCATCCATGCCATACGTTGATCTGAGATCGAAGGGCATACTGTCACCGGTGGACCTGTTCAAGTTCCCATGGGAGCAGGAGGCACCGCCGGTGATCGACGAGGAGACGCAGAAGGAACTCCAGGATGAGATGCGAAGACATAGATTCGGCTGACTACAACAGCTTTTAATACTTCCATGACCGGGACCGCAGCGATGCGCTTCCGGTCTTTTCATTTCCCCTGCATCTTTCTGGCAACCATCTCGTAGTCATCATGTACGCTCTGCGCAAGTACCTTCGCATAGAGCATTGTCTGTCGTATGTTCTTATGGCCGAGCATCCGCTGGAGGTTCTCCACCTTCACGCCCTGCCGCAGCATATACGTGGCGAAGGTATGACGTGCGAGGTGTGTATGCAGCTTCGTATGGATGCCTGCCATGATCCCGACGGCCTTCAGAATATGGTTATAGTCGGCATTGTCTATCTTCGGGACTTTCCAGCCATACCGTTTCAGCACGTCCACGGCTGGAGGAAGCAGGCTGCTGACATAGGGCACACCCGACTTGATGCGCTCCCTGGTGTTGACATAGCGGCCATTGACAAGCCGGTACTGAGAGAAGTCGAAAGCCTGGGCATCCGAATAGGCCAGCCCAGTGAACATCTGGAAGACGAAGAGGTCACGCACCACCTCCATCTGTGTGCCATGTGGGAGGTCAAGGG